GGTACACCCCTTTCTCAGAATGTGGCTCTCGCCTTTTTCGCAGTGGCTCTCATGTTGTCAATTTCACATGATATTTGTCTAAATGTATTGTCATATACATCGATTCGTCCGTATCTTTCGGATATAAACATTTTTGATGCGATCATTCTCGCAATTCCTTTCTTCTCCCAGAGTGAAATTCCTACCTCCCCTAAGGAATCAAGATCACTCCTAAAATTTATAAGACTGTGGAAATCCAAGTCCGTAGGATCTCGGAAGATTTTCGTAGAAGCCCCTAAATTAAAACGGCCGCTTCTCATCTTCCTAATCTCCATCCAATTAACCACGCTCTGATCATACACGTGTCTTCTGACATAATCTGCTTTTTTAACAAATTCTTCCCAATCTTTTTTAAATTCAAGATCTTCGTATATCAAGTCAATCGCACGATCAACCTTTCTATACCAAAAACGGTCTCTGTGAAAGACAGTATCACTGAAAAGTTTAATGTCACTTTTCGTTATAACCGCTGATTTTTTCAGCGTCCAAGCGTCGTAATAATAATGCATTACCTTGTTAACAACATGAGAATTGTCGTAATGTTCAATCAATGTAGATTGAAGCCGAGTGATGTGGTCATTCACATCCTTAACCCTCCTTTCAGGGAGGACCAAATTTGATAAGACCTCTGGAGTCGGTCTGACCATAGTGTATCGAGAAACAACACCGTCGTCATCTACTTCTTTAAAGTAGTGTGATAAAAATTTTATCCTTCTAAAAAATAGGTTTGTCCATCTATGGGTCAAACCTGGAGCCGGTCCGATAGGGTCGTGGGGTATTACCCGCCACTTTTCAAGAAACGTAAGTTTCCGACCCTTCCTGATGGCTTCCTTCCTGAAATGTTCTCTCAGGACTGCGGAGGAACCGTTAAGTATGAACTCCGGAGCGTTAGGGGTTGCAAACCCTATACATAATTTATCGGCAAAGTGTGATTTGTCTGGGTTAAAGACGGCACCAAAACTCTTTGCCACGTAGTTGGACATTTCCTCAGTAAGAATTCTCTGAGGGTGATCCCATTTAACGTCGGGATCATGATTATTAAAGCCAATGATGTTATCATCACCTTGAACACCTAAATAGTACTCCTTGATACCTGAGTTCTCTAGAGCATCCGTCATCATAACGAAGTTCACAATACTACCTACGATGGACGTAAATCCTGATCCTGAAGGTAGACCTTGCTTCGAAATGACCGTCCTACCCGTTGGTAAGACAATCCTGGTATTCACCAGTTGTTCTTGACACCAGTCAAGAAGATTTGTATACAGAGAATTTTCTTCTCGGTCTATGGCAAACAATTCTGCAACAATATCCATGCAGAAAGCTATTCCTCTATTAGACACATTTAAATCAAATGCAGAGAAATCACCATTTATATATTTATTGAAAGGTTTTAATCTTTCAACTAACTTCGTAGGATCCGAAGAGTATTTGTTGAATCCGATATGGATTCCGAAGGACTCGTCATGACACCATGTTGTCATCGGTTGGGTAAAAATTCCAGTGACGAGCGATTCATGACAATCCGCCATAAATATGTTTCTTCCAAGGATACCTTGATCCTCTATTTTCTTCCTAAGCTTAACCTTAGTCATTTTCTTCGATCTGCCAGCCATTCTATAGCGTGGCGCTAGGCTACCTAAAATCGGTGCTTTAGATGCTGAATTAAGTAACATCTTTGTTACCTGAATGCCCACCTGAAGGGCTTCACCTTTAGTCATGAAGCCCATGTCCCTATAAGTAGGACCGGGATTAGCTTTGAGATTCTGATTCTGCCCGTAG